ATAACGCTCATGAACAATATTATATTGACCCACCACTAATTGTTGTGGTATCGAGTGTGGGTATATACTATATTGTGTTGTCAATAGAAAAGTTGCCTTTTTTTGTTTTTTAGGGTGGGAAAATGGGATGGCCAAAAGGTGTCAAAAAAGGTCCGGGGACAAAGGCCCCCGGATCAGGAATGCAGAAGGGGCAAAAAATCGCGAGGACAAAAGCGTTGCAGGATGCGATTCTTCAAGCGCTGGACAAGGCCGGCGGCGTTGATTATCTCGTGTGGCTCTCCAAAGAACAGCCGGTCGCGTTTGCGTCGCTACTGGGGAGAGTCCTCCCGACTACTGTTTCCGGAGACGCGAGCGCACCGTTGCGGGTTGTTTTCACGCGGGCGGATGTCGAGTTGCTGTGATGATTGGGGAAACGGCGACATTAACCGCGACATTAACCGCGGCACAGAATGCAGCGATGAGTGTCCTGTCTGGTCCTGCAACGCATTGCCTGCTGTTCGGTGGTGCCAGGTCTGGGAAGACCTTTTTGCTGACGCGGGCAGTTGCATTCCGCGCAATTTCAGTTCCACAGAGCCGGCACGCTATCCTGCGCTTCCGCCTGAACCACGTAAAGGCCTCCGTGATGCAGGACACTTGGCCTAAAATGCACAGGTTGTGTTTTCCGGACTACCCATACACGATCCACAAGGGGGACTACATTTGTGAGTATCCTAACGGTTCCCAGGTGTGGTTTGGGGGGCTCGACGACAAAGAGCGGACAGAAAAAGTCCTCGGGCAGGAGTTTGCGACGATTTATCTCAACGAGTGCAGCCAGATTTCTCCAGCAGCGCGGGACGTTGCGACGACGCGGCTTGCACAGGTCTGTAATTTCTCGGTTTATGGCGCTGAGGGTGTCCTCCGCAACAAAATGTACTATGACTGTAACCCGACAACGCGAGCACATTGGAGCTATCAGACGTTTGTCCTCAAAAAAAAGCAGGACAGGTCTCCAATCCAGAACCCTGATGATTACGCCTACGCAAGTATCAACCCGGTTGACAACGCAGCGAACCTCCCAGATCAGTTTCTCGGGCGGCTCAAGGAGCTCCCGGTACGGCAGCGTAATCGGTTTTTGGACGGTATTTTTGCCGATGACTCAACGTCCACGCTGTGGAGCAGGGAGACGATCGAGCGAAACCGTCACCTGGGCCAGCTCCCGGAGATGCAGCGGATTATCGTCGCGGTTGACCCAAGCGGGAGTCGTGACATAGACAACGCGGCCAACGACGAGATCGGGATTTGCGTGGCTGGGATTGGGGTAGACGGGATTGCCTACGTGCTGGAGGACAATGGACTGAAGGGTTCGCCGGCAACGTGGGGGAGTGCCGTTGCTCTCGCGTATGACCGATATCGTGCAGATGCGGTAGTCGGCGAGGAAAACTATGGTGGGGCGATGGTCGAGCATACAATCCAAGTGGCGCGGCCAAATACTCCATACCGGAGCGTAAGTGCGACACGCGCAAAACACATCCGCGCGGAACCAATCGCCGCGCTGCACGAGCGGAACAAAATACGGTTTGCGGGTGAATTCCCCAAGCTGGAAGATGAGCTTTGTGACATGACAACGGTTGGCTACGTCGGGGAGGGGTCGCCAAACCGGGCGGACGCATTCGTCTGGGCCATCACCGAACTTTTTGGCGAGGTCGTTCGCCCTCCGATAGAGACACGTTCCCCAACCATGCACCCTGTTGACTGGAGGCTCTGCTAGCAAAAATGCCCATCGAGCTAGAACAGTACACCGAGTGGTTGGACGAGATATCCAACCAGCCCCCGTGGCGGAGCCAGGCCGACAAGGAGTCCGACTACTATGACTGCAACCAACTTGACAGCGATCTGCTTCATCGGATGCGCATGCTAGGGATTCCGCCGGCAATCGAACCCATCATCGCGAGCACGATTGACGGAGTTGTCGGCATCGAAGCGAAAGGGCGCCTCGATTGGCAGGTTGTCGCAGAGCGCGGCGGAGAGGCCGACGAAGTAGCGGCGGCCATCGGGAGGGAGTTGCACGTTGCCGAGCGGAAAACAAGGGCGGATGCTGCGTGTGCCGCGGCGTTTGCAGAGCAAATCAAGGTCGGACTGGGGTGGGTTGAGGTGGGGCGCGAAAGCAACCCCTACCAGTTCCCATTCCGCGTGCGGCCAGTACACCGGAATGAAATATGGTTCGATTGGTCTTCGGCGTTCGATGACTTGAGTGATGCGCGGTATCTGCTCCGCCGGAAGTGGGTGGATCGAGACATGATCAAGCTGATGTTCCCGAAACACCAAGCCCTGATTGATAATGCGGGAAATGGGTGGACGTCAATCGGCCAACTGATGTCCGAGGATGGAGGGTCAACAGACCTGTCGATGTCCTGGGACATTGAACGCGGGTGGAGCCGGGAGGAAATGGAATGGAGAGATGCGGGGCGGCGTCGGCTTTGCCTTGCGGAGCTGTGGTATAGGTCGTGGGAAAGGGCCAAAGTCATCCACCTCCCTGATGGGCGCGTTGTGGAGGTCGAGGCTGGTAATCCCGTGCATGTTCTGGCAGGGGAATATTATGGGGTGAAGGATGCCGTTGTCCAAAGGATGCATCTGTCCTGGTGGCTTGGTCCGCACAGGTTGCACGATGGGCCAAGCCCGCACGCGCACAATAATTTCCCCTATGTACCGTTCTGGGGCAAGCGCGAGGACAGGACTGGTGTTCCATACGGGATTATCCGAGGGATCATGTACCTCCAGGATGAAATCAACGCCCGCGTGAGCAAAATGCAGTGGGGGTTGTCAAGCGTGTGGACGGAGCGGACCGAGGGCATCGTAAAGATGACAGATTCCGAGTTCCGGGCAATGTCCGCCAGGCCGGACGCCGACTTTGTTCTCGACGAAAACAGAGTACGGAATGGGGGGATATTCAAGAGGCATCTGGATTTTGACCTCAACGCACAGCAGTTTTCCAGGCTGCAGGACTGCCGGGAAAGTGTCCAGCGGGCCAGCGGCATTACCCCGGCGCTGTTGGGGAATGAGACAGGAGCGACAAGCGGGGTTGCCATTTCTAGCTTGATTGATCAAGCAACCAACACGCTAGCCCTGTACATGGACCGGTTCAAGACCGGCCGGACACAGGTTGGAGAGCTGTTGATGAATGGAATAATTGAGGACATGGAAGACGGGCGCGAGGTGACCATCCCGGCAACGCTGACAAAGCCAGAGCGGGTTGTTGTTTTAAATGGGCAGGGGGATGATGGCCTGCGGGCGAATGACGTGAGTAAGACTCGGCTGAAGGTAGAGCTGTCTGACGCGCCAAGCACCCCGACCTACAAGGCCCAATCGCTGCAGACACTATCTAACGTGACGAGCAACATGCCGCCGAACCTGCAGGCGGTGGTTATCCCGCACCTGCTCAACCTAATGGACATCCCTGACCGGCAGGAGATGATCGAGTCGGTTAAGGCGGAAACGGCGGTGCCTGATGAAAAGTCTGTGCAGCAGATGATTGATCAGGCGGTACGGCAGGCGCTGACCGAAAAGTTGGTTGCACAGAAAGACCGCGAGCTGGACATCAAAGAACGACTGGCAGAGACGGATGTGTTGAAAAAGGGAGTGGATGCGTCGCTTGCGGCAATGCAGGCTGGGGCAGTCATTGCCCAGAATCCGGGGATTGCCCCGGTTGGCGACGCTTTGTTACAGGCAGCAAGCCCGCGGCGCAATGGTGCTGCAGCAGGGATGAATGGGATAGAAGAAGTTGGTGGTGCAGGGCTTGGAGCGGAACCGCAGGCCAGCGATACGGCCACCGTGCCAGGTAACAGTAGTGAGATGGTGGTGGACGAACCTCTTTACGCGGCCCGGCGAGAAGGGCAGGAGGCAATACAATGAGAGATTTAGAGTATTTTGTGGCGAATCCGGACTTGTGGGAAAAACTTACCGGGGAAGAGCAGGCACTTGCTGCGGCTGGAGAGCTTCCAGACCTGGGTTCGGAAAAGGAAGAGGTGCAGGCGGCCATTGAAGCAGAAGTGGCTGATGGTGGCGAAGGAGTTGTTGCCGAGGCGCTACCAGGAGAAACACAGGCGCCAGATCCGGCCAATACGGCAGAGCCGTCTGTTTCGACAAAGGGTGGCAATGGCGTCATCCCCTATGCAGAACTTGAGGCGGCGCGAGCGTCCGCCAAGCGCTTCCAGGAACTGGCGGAGACACAGGCGGCGTTCATCGCGGAGTTGCAAGCGGCCAAAAAGGTTGATGCGAAGACCGGCACAACTGACGCAACTGACGCGGTTGTCGATGAGTACACAGGGGAATACGAGGTCCTGTACAAGGACCTGTCTCCACACTTTCAGAAAGTGGTCGACGCCCGAACATCTTCGGCGATAAGCAAAGCCATAACCGACCTGCGGGCGGAGTTGAAGGAAGTTCTGGCCCCAATCGCAGAGACAGCCAACGACGTGGAGCAACGCAGACACCGCGAGGTAATTTTCTCGGCACACCCGGACGCTGCAAGCATTAGGGGATCTGCGGAGTTTCAGGAGTTCCTTAATGGGATCCCGAGATTTGTTCTCCCAGAATACCAGCGGGTGATAGGCGGGGGAAGCGCGGAAGAGATCGTTGCCCTTCTGAACGAGTTCAGAAGCAAGTACCCTCGGCAGCAACAACGGAGTGATGCAACAAGCAAGGCTGCATCACCACAGGCGAAGGCCAAAAAGGTGCAGCAACTGGATGTTCCTGGGAGTCTCTCTGACATCCCAAGTGGTTCCCGTGCTCCATTGAGCGACAAAGAGATGTTGGCCGGGAAGGAGGGCGTGGATCTTGTTGCCGCAATGTCCGGGTGGGATGTAGACAAACTAAAGCAGTTCATCATGCAAGCCGCTTAGGAGGCGGCAGCACAAGGAGATATTGCAATGGGTAATACGACAATCAACTATGGTGACCCGAATACGGGTAAAATCGTTGGAGCGGGCTTGTACCTTGCTGCCCAGCAGCGCCGGACAATCATCGGGAAACTTGGCGCGGCGCAGAAGCTGAGTCAATCCGGTGACGTAGAAAAAGAGCTGCGATTTCAGTCAACCTCTGACATGCCGATTGTAACGGTTCGGGACTTGACACGGTTCGCCGGTGATGAAGTGAGCGTTGATCTTCTGCACAATCCTGGTGGTCTTCCTGTGATGGGCGACGAGACGGCAGAGGGCTACGGCGAAGAACTGACGATGAGCGTCGGAAAGGTGCGGATCGACATGACCAGAAAGCCTATTTCGGCTGGCGGTGCTATGACGCAACAGCGCACCCCGCACGACATGAAGCGAATAGCCCGTGCAGCGGCGTTCAACTACATGACGCGTCTCGATGACCAGCGTGCGCTGGTACACCTTGCCGGCGCCCGTGGGTTTCACGTCGATGATGATTGGGTTGTGCCGCTCGCAAGCCATGAGAAGTTTTCATCTATCATGGTGAATGCGGTCAAGTCTCCGACCAAGGTCAGGCATTTTATCAGTACTGGATCGGGGATCGAGTCGGTGAAGGCCGGGTCGAATGAGATCACTATCGCCAGTACCGATATCATGAACATCTCGGTCCTGGATGCACTCAGTTCGATGCTGGACAGTATGGCCGGAGCGCCTAAGCCCGTGATCGTCCCCGGTGACGAAGCGGCCTATGATTCCCCGATCCGGATTCTGCTGGTATCCGCAGAGCAGTATAACAGCATCCAGACGGCAAATAGCAGCCTTTTCAGGACGTTCCAGAGCAACGCAGTTAGCCGTTCGGCACAGGCAAAACACCCGCTGTTCCGTGGGGAAGTCCTTCTGTGGAACGGGCTTTTAGTTATGAAGATGCCCAAGCCAATCCGGTTTTATTCCGGGAACCCTTTGGCGTGGTGTGCATCTGCAACCACAGAGACAGAGACCACGACCGATCTTGTCCCGTCATCGTTCAGTACCAGCTATGCGGTGGATCGTTCGCTGTTAATCGGTGGGCAGGCGCTGTTCCAGGCACTCGGCAGCTACCGGGACTCGGGGGGGATGGACACAAAAATCCCCTATTTCTACAATGAGGAGCTGCTCGACCACAGGTCTCGTTTTGAAGCACTGTGCGGGAAAATCGGCGGCGAAGCGAAGGCACGTTTTAGGATGCGTGATGGGATCTATCTTGACCACGGTGTAATTGCAATCGATACCGCCGTACCGCTCGTAGGATAACAGGAGGACTTTGATATGGCTGAAATAACTAAGAATGATGCGCGTAATAGTCAGTTTGGGGGGCACTATGGCAATACCAGCACCCTCCTGTTTACCCTATCAACA